CAACGAGATCCTGCAGTTATATCATTCATAGAGTTAAACGATATCATAGTGTTATCACCTTCTCTATATATATAACCAATAGCATCTGCGTTTGCGCATGTTATTTGTTTAATCTTACCCGTTAAGTCAAGATCTTTAGAAGAGACTTCTTTCCCTTTCTTATCAAGCATCTTGTCTTTGAGATGACCAACTAATATCACGTGATCTGCTAATTTGTTCAGTCTATCTATCCATCTTTTAAATGCAATTCTAAGATATAAATAGCCTGCACCGTTCGGAAGAGATAAGACAGAAACGCCTTTTTGATCTTTATCAAAGTTTTTACCCATAGGAGTATTTTGATAAATCTTCTTGCCTTCTATCTCACACCATTCCTCAAGCTTCGTAACTGTATCTATAGCTACGTACTTGTATGGTTTTTTGCCTTGCATTATTTTCTTGCCTACTTCAGCAAGCTCGCCCAGATTGCTAGCTTTTACTTTTAAAGCTTCAATCATATCTGAACCTTCTTCTAAGTCAATAATTAGACAGTCATCTAATTGACTCAATGCAGTTGTTTTGCCTATTTTAGGCGGGCCATAAATGACCATGTTTTTAGGAGACTTACGTAAAGCTCCAACTTTAGTTTTTGGTAATTCCATGTTAAAATATGTAACGAATTGTGTTCCAAGGTACCACTTTATTGTGCATTTCAAGGAACTGATTAATAAATTGTCTTTTAAGACCTGATCTATATCTAAGATTCATACCACCATACTGTGATTGCTTAGGTTCTTGCCACGAAGACTTCCATAAATCATCTTCTGCTTTAGAATTCTGTACAAGATTATGTTCATGTCTATTCTTATTATGTGTTAAGAATATACATTCTGCTAATACTTCATCTTTGTAATCAACGTAGTCATTTAGCATATTAAACAAATCTTTATAGTCATCTAACCACCCATCATATACTATAATAGGACTGTAGTTAACATGTACATCATAACCAGCATCAATAAAAGCATCAATAGCTTTTATACGATCTATGATCTTAGATGTGTTAGGCTCATGTATATCAGCTTTACACTGTGGCATGAGACTAAATCTAATTCTAACCTTACCTTTAGGATCAAACAATGTTAGGTCTGGGTTTACATATTTAGTTGCAAAACTACCCATAGCTGTATCGTGATCTCTAAAGAATGCAAATATTTTACGCCACTCATGATGTTTAGCATGCAATGCAAAATCTTCATTGCAACTAATATCATAAGTAACATAAGTTTCGTGTGTTTGATTTGGTTTGCGTGTATCCATTTGTGCAAACCATGCGTGGCTATTAATCTCTGTCAATATATCTTCTGTATTTGTAGCAATACTTAGCCCTGTAGGCTTTGTACGTTTCATGTAACAGTAAGAACAATTATACAGACATCCATGGCCAAAGCTAGGAGATATAAAGTCAGTTGATCTACCTGAAGGTCTAATCTTAAAAGATTTTCTTCTAACTTTTTGTATCATTTTTTGTGCGTTCATGTATTGTGAATGTAGACATATCAGCCTCATACGGTATCATACCTAATAAACCATCACGGTTCTTTTCTATATGACATGCTAATAGTCCATGCGGATCCTCATCACAATATGTTTTTGTTATACCATAAATATCAAATGGCCTGTTAAGTATCATTACAACATGGGCATCTTGACCAATGCTGTCACCACCAAATAAATCTGTCAAGAGG